AGGCAATGCTTCAACTTTTATAACTGTGGGAGGAACATCCGGTCTTGTAAGCACGAGGACAGGTGACACCCACTCAACACTTTCTCATACTGTTTATCACGTTTCGTTGGAAACATCAACAGAGACCCAGTTTTCTCTAAACACAAAGGGTAAGTTAACAACTAAAAAAACAATAGAAGGTATTTCTTATCCTTCACAAATCCCAGGTGCTACTGGAACAATTACTTCGGATTTAGTGAATTGGTATTTTATCTCAAAGCCAGGTACTACTGTTTCATCTTCCATTTTAGCTAATGGTAATACCATGATAATAAGTCCTTCGGTATCTTCTGGAAAAATTGGTGTGGGTTTTTATAACAACCCAAATGATTATTTTGGATGGGGTGGAACATCTGGTATAAAACCAGGAGAATCCATGGACGTAAAAGTTTATCTCAGTTCTGAAAATTATAATCAGACTTTTGGAGGAATAAGCTACCTTGGTGCTGGGGCTACTGCAGGAAACATAACTAATAAAATTTCTTTACCCTTTCGTGCAACTTCTGTTGATTTTACTATAGCAAGAGGAGTTACTGGTGGACAAGTTACCACTGTTTATTACAAAGCATATGGATTAGTTGGAGGATCTGGTGGATCTTTTACCTTCTGATATATAATTAAAGATCGAGACTCTAAAAAATGCCAGATTTAAAATTACTTAGAATAGAAAGAGGAGATGACCAGAAAAATTTAGTTGATAAAATCAATAAAAATTTTTCAGATATTATTTCTTTTGGAGGTGGACCATACGGAAAGGTTGGTGAACAAGGAGCTCAAGGAGATCCTGGACTAACTGGACCTGTAGGATCTTTTGGATCTCCTGGTGTAAGAGGTAGTATTTGGACGATTGGACCAACACAGCCTTCATTATCTGGCGGATATGCCGGAGATTATTGGATCGACTCCACTGCATCGAATACTATCTATACAATTAGATCGAATGAGTGGGTTCCTTACGGGTTCAGTCTTTTAGGACAGGATTTATTTAGACTTTATCAACCCGTCGTAACATCCACCGGGGAATCATCTTATTCCGGATATTACATATCTTCCGTCAATCCGGACAAAAACACACTGGTTCTGAGTGATAATCCAATTTTAAACGGTTCTTCTATAGCAAATCCGCAATATTCCAAAACCGTAATTTCAATAGATGGTGGTGCTACTGGGAAAAATTTGCTGGAATTCACTAAAAGTAGTTATACTGATCTCCCTTCTTTTACTGGATTGACCCCTAAATTTTTCTGGAGTGATAGATCAACATCTAACTATAATTTATCTTTCACTACGGGAGGATCTTTTTTGGTAAACACCCCAAAAAATGTGACATTTCAATCTAAAGCTTCTAACTATAGTTTAAATCTAAGAAGCTCTGGCTTAATTATGAATTTAAATTCATCTCCGGGATTGAGTGCAAAATCTTCATCAGGTAATATAAATTTAGATTTCAAAACTATCGGAACTGCAAATTTTAATACTGGTAATTTAAAATATTCATCAGGCTCTTTTGAGATGCCTTTGAATTTTATAATCACTTCATCACCATCTGATTCTATACCTGCTTTATTGGTATCTAATTCAGTCTCTACTGTTAGTAATCTAAGACACAAAGCAAACGTATCTGCCAACAGAAGTTCTAGATTACTTAGAACTTTTGATATTGCATCAAATTTAGCAATGCTTGAAGTTTTTGGTAATGGTGATTTTTATTATAATAGAAAAGTTGATTCTATTCAATCTCGCCAATCTGTTTCTGTTGGTGGAACCGGTACAGTTTATATAGGTCCATCATCGACAGTTTCTGTTGGATGGTATCCTGTAATACCAACCGTTGCAATAAACTCCTCGGTCAGTAATTCTGTAAATTGTAATAATGGGACAAATTTCGTAATCACCCCAACTTCTTCTGGTCCGTCAAGTGCATCGGGTATTTATCTTTGGACACCTGCGACTGGAGGAACATCTAATTCTAGCTTAGGCTGGATGAATCTTATAAACAATGACAATTCAGAATCTATTAGTTTCACCGTTAGAACAGACTCAGAAGGTAAATTTTTTAGATTTATTGGGCTGGGACTTGGCCAAACCTACAATGTTTTACCTCCTGGAACTTATGGAACAGTCAACGGAAATGGTGCATTTGTTGATTTAACTGCAAGTAATACTTCTGGAGCTTCACACATAGATTTCACTATAGTAAATCTAAATGGTAAAAGCAGAGTAGCAGGAAGTCGTTGGTTTAAAGTTTATTATAGTGCCTACGGAGGAAATTTAGGATCAATTAAAACCGGGGTTCTTTACCCCATATAAATAATTAGTAGATTAATTGAACAATGCACTTTAATACCAAACATATCTTTAATGGGGAATCCCCAAATGATCTGACAGAAAAAATAAATTACAATTTTGATCAGATCATGTCTTTTGCTGTTGGTCCTGATGGACAGAAAGGAATGAAAGGTCCAATTGGATTTCCTGGTCCAGCTGGAAAGAAAGGACAAACTGGACCAACTGGAACTAGATCTTCTTCATGGTCTAAACAAAATACCTCTCCGGCAACGGGAAGTTCAAATCCTTATGATTATTGGATAGACTCATCCTCCAGCGACTATACTGTTTATTCTTTCGGAACAACTGGTTCCCAGTCTTGGTCATCTACTGGATATTCTCTGTTTTCTTCACCGTATTTTGGCGTATACAGCTCTATCGTCGGACCCGGTGGGGTTACAGATAAATCAGCCATTGCGTTCAAAAGCGGAGCTTCTTTCTTAGCTGGTGGCTATTCTGTTTCTGATGCAAGTTTAATTATATCTGATTCTTTATTTTCTTCAACCAACGGGAATCCAAATAGATCTAAACTTGTAATTGCAACCAACGATCAAGTTGATCGACCTATTTTTTCTTTTGCCAAAACTGGTTCATCAAATTTAGGAATACCAAGTTTTTATTGGACAGAAACAGGAATTTCTAGTAATTTAAGCCTAAAAAGCAATGGGTCTTTCTTATTCTCATCATTACTTGGATTGAATGTAGATTCTTATTTATCAAGTTCGATAATCAATGGAAATTCATCTTTAATCACTTCACCCGGAAATATAACGATAGGAGGTACTGGTGATTTCTTTTTGAATTCAAACACTACTATTGGAGTAGGAAGCAGCTTTGTTGTTAGCTCTAGAAATTTGAATTTGACAAGTTCATCCTTCAGAAGCAATTCGCCTATTAAAATTACAAATACATCCGCAAACTCGGGATTTTTATTTGAAACTTATAAGAATTCGACAACCTCTCTTTCAACATCTGGTATAGAAATATACGGAAGTAGTCTCGTTTCAAAAATGTTTGAATTTAGAGATTCTAACGGAGCAAATATTTTTTCATCTAGTATCAAAGGTTCAATTGAAACGAATGATTTCGGTCAGACAACTTTTGGCTCAACTGGTGGATTTGCATCCGGAGGGACAGCAGGTCCTTATTTTTATCATGTAAAGAGATCTGTTGAATATAAACAGCCAACATATCCTTTATATTGTTTTCCGTCAAATAATGTTGCAACAAATCAAAGCGTCTTAACCGCGGGAACAGTAAGAAATGTTTTTGATATATCAAGTCCACAATTTTTCACAAACGATACGATTATAATCACACCTACAGTGTATGAATTACCAACAACTTCTGCTGTTTATGTGAGAATACCAACATATTTTTCAGCTGATTTAGAAGGTGTTTACTATACTAATACATCATGTAACTATCGAATAATATTAAATGATGAATCAACAACACCAACTTACAACTTAAGTGGTTTGGTTTTTACCTATTATGATTATCCATCTTATTTTAATTACTATTTCACTTCTAATTATTATGTTCCATTTAACTCTTCGAGCTCGTGTTACTATGTTGATTTATTCTATGCTCCAGCATCAAGTACAACGAATGCAAATCCTAGAGTTTTCTGGAAAACCTCAGATGGAAGATCGGGATACTTGACAACGACTAATAAAAATACAGTTGGAAGTTTTTCTAGATCAGGAACATTCCTTAGTGGAAGCGCTTAAAAATTAAACTGATATTCAAAAAATAAATATATAAAAGATGACAGAATTAAACAAAGAAGAAAAGAATGTAATCCTTGATTTATCTAGAGATTTCATCAGAATTCATACAGAACTACTTTCTGTTGAAGATTCTATCAAAAAACTAGAAACGAGATCGTCTGATCTAATTTCTCAGTTGAATGAATGTAGAAAAAAAGACGAAGATCTTTCAGATAACCTGAAAAAGAAATATGGACCAGGAAAATTAGATACAAGCGGTTTATGTTGGAAAAATGAAGAAATTTTAACGTATGAAGAAATTAAGTAACATAGGGAATCTTTTAACAAGCAGAACAACACTGTTTATGACTGTGTTGATCCTAATTTTCTTTTTCATGAGACAGTGTAATGAGATCAAAAATCTTGAATCTGAAGTAAAAAGAGAGCATAACAATTATCTAGCAGAACTTGATAGTGTAAGAACAATTAAAAGTGAAAATGGACATCTCATTCAAGAAAAATCAACATTTCAACTTAAGGTAACAGAACTTTCTGGTGAACAAAAAGAACTTATTAAAAGATTAGATCTTAAAAGTAATGGAAGGGGAAATACGCCAAAGAGTGTCATTCAAGTAGTCGGTGTTATAAAGGATACAAACATAATTGCACAGTCTAAGGTTTCTAAAGATCCAAATGGTTCTGAATCGATTCTTTTTATCTATGAACCAACTTTAATAGGGAAAAATAAACTCAAGATTTCAGGAAAAACTCCATATTCGGTTAGTCTAACGAAAGACCCAAAAGATTCTTTAAATTATATAGCTTCGGTCTTACCTGGGGCAACAAATCTTTCATTGGAACAGAGTATTGATATCGTCACAGCAATATATCAAGATCCTAAAACTAAAAGATTAATGACTAGGGTTACCACTGATTATCCAAATTTAACATTTAGTGATATTAATTCGTTCGAAATAACAGATAATCCAGAGACAAGAAAAGCTCTAAAAGCAGCCAGAAAGGAATTTGGACTCGGTGTTCAATTAGGATATGGTATTTCAGGTTCTTCTACGGGTCTCAGCCCTGGGATTTATGTAGGGGTTGGATTACACTATTCCCCTAAATTTCTCCAATTCGGAAAATAAATTTTAAACTCAAACATGTCGTTTAGCAGTACTTCAAAATACGTTCAACTTACTCCATATCTTCTTATGGAGTATATGTATGCAGATCAACCACAACCGGAATCATATTTCGTGAATACTGGTCCGATAACTGTTGGTTATCAAAAACTGGTAAATGGATATATGTCTGATGATGTTCAGATTTTCAATCCCAATAATGATTATGATCTAACACATAATACATCTAATGATAGCGTTGTTCAGATTGCAACCAATTCGTTTGTGACTCTAGATTCAAATCTTATCATACCCTTTAATGATTATTCTGATAAGTTAACAAACACTGACAATCTTACAGTTGTCTTTCCATCAAATCTTCTTGTTGTCTATGACACTGTGAGATATCACATAAGAGCAGGATATACCTTGAATAATTTGGATGGTGTAATTTTACAGATACAACTTCAGGATCAAAATCTAAGTTATGTTACGATTTCTCAAATATTAATAAAAAAAGGAACTCAACAAAACTATGTTCTGAATCCCAATCCTGTGACAATTGGATCAAACATTTACGACAAATATTTTGAAATCAAAATTCCAAATTCATTGGATATGAATAATAAATATTTATCTGCTTCCAGTAGTTTCAAACCTCAAACATTAGCTTCTTTAATCAGCAAGAGTGGAGATGGATTTGTGTATGGTGCTCCGATGAGAATCGGTGTTTGGCAGGTTCAAAGTACCACTAATTTCGAGGGTTACTCTAGATACGATTCAGCAAGAATCGGACTTCTTTCTTTAGAAGCCGAAGACCCTTTTACCAATATTGGTGCCACTATCAAAATTTCAGATCAAGGTCAATTTTTTGAGTACTATGCAACTGATAATGAAGGATTCATTGAGGATTTCATTCTGTTTCAGAATTCAATAGGAAATAGCTATTATATTAGTCATAAGATTGAAGTTTTAGAACAAATTGGAACTGCAGTCATTCAAACATCGAGCTTCGAATCTATACAGACTACAGCATACGATCTACCAAATAACTATAGACCCATCGTTAGAAATGCAGCTTATTCAGTTTCATTTACTTTAAGATATACAATGTCTTTAATCAATAATGTGGATCAAAGCAGCGTAATAAGAGTTTCTTCGTACACCTCAGATAGTCCTGCAAGCTGGGGATTGACTATAACCCCCATTAAATTGCAAAATTTACCTCAGGTTCAGAAAATTTATAACAGAGTTTACGAACAGGCTTCAATCAATCTTGGTAATGATTTTCAAAATCAACCTAAAGAGATACTGAAGTACACAAACGTTTTTATTCAACAAAATTACGTCACAGCAACTACTAATAATCTAACATTCTCTTCGGGAACATTGGCAGAATCTGTTGGAACTACTTCTGTTACTGCTGTAGGATCTGGTAAATTGACTGTTTCAATTTCTCCGTTTGATAATTATTACAAATTCAAATTTATTAAAAATGTTTCGAACGGAACACCAGCGGCAATAGATTTAAGTGACAGTGGACTTTTCAAATTGTCATTTCTGGATAACTCAGGAAATAAAACCTATGTCCCTGCTTTGGCAGATTTAACTATAGCAAAACCAGCAATGGGAGAAATTGCATTTAAAGTTGACGAGTCAACAGCAGGAAAGATTTTACAGTTTACTGATAAAAGATTTTTCATCACAAACGGTGGTGGTGCAACAGGATCAGTCTCTGGAACTCCTGCAACTGGAGTTGCAGCAGCTCTTACCGGTAACACCGCAGAAGCAACTAGAAAGTCATTGATTGCAGTTAATAATATAGCCACAGTAAGCAATCAGGCAAATTCAGTTTTATATTGGGGATATTGGAAAAAAGAAGGTGAAGCTGATGTTGTTGTTGTGACAACTCCTGCACCTGTGACCTCAGGATCTGGATCATCCTTTATTGGAACTATAAGGGAGAGAACAAACGAACTAGAAAATGCTCCGATACCAGCATTCAGAAAGGTGAAACCTCCAGTATCACAAGTTGTTACCAAAAGCCAAATTTCTGAAGGTGGTCCAATAGCAGCTCCTAGATTGACAGGAAATGCTTTAACCTCTGCTTTATCTGCACAAATCCAAGGTTACAAAGCAACCGGATGGGCAGATCAGACTATTATCACTTATTTCTTAACTCCTGGAAAACCCGGAAGTTTACAATATCCAGGTTTAACTGCAGAGCAATTCTTAGTTGCAGCAGACGGGATTTTATCACCAGCTAGTCTTCAATCATTGAAAAATCAGACCGGAAGTAGTCCTAAATAAAATACCAAACCTTAAATAGAAAATAATTCAGAATTATGATTTTAAATCCAAAAGCAAGTAGCTTTTACTTCAACTTTCCGAAGGGATTTTTTTCTGAACGTGTTGTTCAAAAATATTCCAAATACATAGAGAAACAGCCAACTCCTTTTGATAATGTAGCACAATATGTTAATAGCACAATACAGTCAATATCATTTCCGAGCTTGAATATTGATTCTGTTGAACAGGTTAGACCATTAGGAAAAAGAGTCAGTTATAAAAGCGCAACTCCAATTCAAGATTTATTTTCAAAGGATATTAACATTAATTTTAAAGCTGCAGATGGTTTTATTAATTATTTCATCATGCTAGACACAATTTTAGATTTTCTAAATTTTTCTAATGAACAAATCTTCATAGAAACTCTTCCACTTAGAATCATGGATGGTGAAGGTAATATTGTTTTTTCGGTCCAATTTCAACAAGCTTTGTTTACCTCTTTTACTGGTTTAGAATTAAACTATACCTCTAATAATCCTTCCTATACAAGCTTTAGTCTAGGGTTTACCTGTAATTATCTAGATATAAAGTTCGAAGGTAAATAAGATATATAGTAAAACAAATTAACACAAAATGAGAAAATTTTCAGAAGTTAAAGCATTGAATGAAATGCAATATGGACAATTCCTAGGAGATGCTAAGGATCATATGAAGAATCTGCTTATTGCGGCTTCAGGAAATGATCAAAGAGTTTTAAATGATATAGTATCATGTTTAACTGAAGATCAGATGAAAAAATGCTACGATAAGCTTGCTAAGGTTTACGGTTATACTGGTTCAATAGGTCAAATCGTTCATCCTGAAGTTAAGTAATATGGAACAAATTCAAAATTTAGTAGGAATAGATTTTTCAATCAATTCACCTTCTTTTTGCTGCTATAAAGATGGCAAATACACATGGGGATCTTTGACTAGATCCGACAGAAGTCCCGAATCTCTGATGAAAAATCTAAAAAAGCCATTTGCAATTCTAGATCTACATCCAGACTTTGAACTTATCTTTTTGGATAAACAAGAACTTCCTGAAGAATATTCGGCTAGGGAAAGAGCTAAAATTACATATTTTGAGGACATTGTTATCTCATTTTGGACCTCTATCGAGAGAATAATGGGGGATTCCCAATTTCATGTGGCTATGGAAGGACTTAGTTTTTCTTCGAATGGAAACGCCTTGATTGATATTTCTATGGCGACAGCACTTCTGAGACAAAGAATTACACAACGCGTTGGTACTGAAAATTTCCATGTTTTTTCACCCACCTCGATTAAAAAATTCGCTTTTAAAGGAAATGCAAAGAAAGACGAACTTTACGAAGCGCTAATCAATTTTTCAGAAAACGGAACAAATCTTGAAGCATTAACTAATATATTAGAGAAAAACAAAATCGAATGGATTACACCATCAAAGGTGGTTAATAAGCCAGTAGATGATATTGTTGACTCAACCTGGATTACATTGTATTTAAAGAGTAAATTAAAAGAATTTTATGGAATTAAAGAAAATTTTGAGAAAGCCGACACTTCTATTGCCGCAGTGTAACGACCAAACTTCTCTATCCGCACAGGCAGATTCAAATCTTTTGAATCAAATTCATCAATCAATAACATCTTATTTAATACATTTCGGGAATAAATTCAATATTTCTGCATATTTTATTGTGCTTAAACAATCCACTTTGAAACAATTATAAAACAACAACTAAAAAAATAAATTTAAAAAATCATGAGTAATTTAGACATCTTTAACTTGGACGCCGATGCGTTCGTAACCAAAACCCAAGCTCAATCAGGAGCAAAAGATTTAGAATTCTATAAGCCTTATCCAGAAGATGGAAAGGATGGTGTTTATAAATCTTTAATTAGATTCGTTCCTAATCCGGCCAATGCCGCTAAATCTAAGATTCACAAGTATTACGTTTATCTAAAAGATCCTGCAACAGGAAATTCATTTTCGGTAGATTGCCCTTCAACTGTTGGAAAAAAATCTATTTTAAAGGATCTTTTCTGGAAGTTGAAAAATTCACACTCTGCAGCGGATCAAGAATTAGCAAAGTCTTTTTCAAGAAAAGAAGACTACTATTCACTAGTTCAAGTTGTTCAGGATAAAAACAAACCAGAATTAGAAGGCAAGGTCATGATCTTTAAATTCGGAAAAAAACTTAACGATTTGATAGAAGCCCAATTGCAACCTGAATATGGTGATTCTTGCAATCCTTTTGATTTATTCGAAGGAAGAGAATTTGCAGTTCACGTAAGAAAAGTTGGAGAGTGGAACAACTATGATCTTTGTTCTTTTGTAGGAGAAAGAACACCTATTAAAATAAATGGTGTTGCTATGCAAAAGAATCAAAATGATATGAAATCTATCCTTGATTATTTAAATGAAGGACCTAAAAACTTGACATCTTTTGATTACAAAGATTGGGACGATGAGCTTACTGAAAAAGTTCACAGTGTGATTAGAAACACTGTACCTGAAGCAAGAGTGGTTAATGAAATTATATCTGGTGCCAATTCAGCGCCTACACGTACTGCTCCAGTTCAAACATCTCAGCCGAATTCAACCTCTTCTGAAGCAACTAATGACTTCTTTGCTGAAGCAAATCAAACTAAGGTTGGCTCTAATAAAAATGAAGGTGCACAAAGTTCAGTTCCTCGAACAGCATCTAATTCATCTATGTCATCTCTAGAAGATCTTTATAACGATCTATAAGAAATATAAAAATGGGACAGCTCAGATCTGAGTTGTCCCGTTTTAATTTAGAGATGGAAATCGAAAAAATTGAACAAATTGTTAGTGAAATTCTTGTAAGAGAATTCGCAGATAGCCAGGGAAAACAAAACGTTTTTCGTTGTGGTAATAGACTGAATTTTTCTTGTCCATACTGTGGGGATTCCCATGATCCTAGAAAGAAAAGAGGTAACTTTTATCTCGATACGTTAGCATATAAATGTTACAATGGAGGATGTGGTGTGTTTAAAGATCTAATATCATTCTTCAAAGATTTTGGAGCTTATGGTAGGTTATCTAATGAAGATAAGAACGAAGTAAAATCCGTTCTAGATGAATCCAAGAATAAAAGAAGAACAATTTACGGCAAGGTTGACATTTCTTATTTTTTCGAAAATGACATCAGTGATGTTTTAATAGACCGGAAATATTTTATGACTTTTTTGAAATTACAGGAAATAAGTGGATCTAAGATTCAACGATACATCCAAAAAAGAAGTCAAAAAATAGATTCTAGATTTGCGTGGGATCCAAGATATGAAAAATTATATTTGTTCAATCTCACACCCGATGACAAGATAATAGGCTTACAAGTCAGGAATATGGAATCTACAAAGGGTTCCAGTAAATATCTAACTTATAAGCTCAGTGGTATTTATGAAAAAATTCTGAAAGTAGAAGACCAATCTCTAATAGAAAAAGCAAAATCAGTAGATCCCATTTCACATGTTTTTGGAATAGGATTTTTAGATTTTGGGTCAGATGTCACTGTTTTTGAAGGTCCTATGGATTCATGGCTCTGGAATAATTCTGTTGGTCTGTGCTCTGTCGAAAATAGATTCCCATTTGAGTTTGAAAATATTAGATTCTGGTACGATTGGGATCGTGCAGGAAATGAAAAGTCCGTTGAACTACTAAGTAAAGGACAAAAGGTTTTTAATTGGGGAAAATTTTTGGAAGAAAACGGTATAACTAAAAATAGAAAATGGGATCTAAATGATCTAGTTGTTCATTTAAGAACAACAGGTAAGAAGATAAAAAGATTTGAAGGCTACTTTACTAATGACGCACTTGACCTTGGATATTTTATCAATTGATTCAGCAGAGACTGGAATTGACATAACTAAACAATGGGAGGATGAATGTGATTTAAGAAGTTTACCGAAATTGAAATATCCGGTTAAACTAACAGATGATTCTATGTCAGCTTTAGATCTAAATTTTACCGAACCAAGTATATCAGAACCCCAACCAAAAAAGAAAAAAGATGATTCATCAATCAGGATCGTAGATCTTGGAAAGAAGACTAAAAACGAAAAAAAGAAAAAATTATTCTAATGTCAACAGAAAAAACTGATTTTAATAAGATCTTCGAAAAGGAGAGGTTTGAATGGAGAGAGTCCGTTCAGGTTCTAGCAATTCAGATGAAAGATATAAAAACTGTGGCTAAAGCTCAAGTAGATTTATTTGGACAAAGACAAATATTGCTAGAGTATAGCTATAAATTAGCTTCAATCATTACTAAATTAAATTCTAGATTGAGTTCAGAGAAAGCTAAAAAATTAAGGGAATATTCAGAGAGAACTGATGTGAGATATGGATCAACTGAGAAGAATGTTTTAATTGAAGGAGACCTAACAGAAATCACAGAAAAAATAGATCTTGTAGAGGGACATCGTAAATTTATCGATCAAACTATACAGACAGTGGATCATATGCTTTATGGCATACGACAAAGAATAGCTCTTGAAGAATATCTTAGGGGCTCAACAGTAAAATAAGAGCTTATGATTAAATTTCAAATTTCAGAGGATCAACAGTGGATGTTATTGTCAGAGGCAATAGACGAACTTGAAAGGAAACAAATTGATATCTCACTCACACAAAAAATTCACAATTTTTATTTTCATCCTTTAGTGAAGAAAAAAATATGGGACGGTAGTATTTGTTTTATAGAGAAAAAAGGTGCATTTTGGAGAATCCCTATAGGTCTGTGGAGAGAAGTTCTACAGATTGGTGAAAAATATAACATCAAGATAGAAATAGAAGGACTTGATAATTTGATGTTCACTGAGATTTCATTGGAACAGTTTACAGAGTGGGCAAATAAATTTTTTGAAGGTTCTGATAAACCTCCTAGAGATTATCAAATAGAAACAGCTTGGAAGATAATAAGATTCAGATATTCGGTTTCAGAAGTTGCAACTTCATCAGGGAAGACCCTAATATCTTTCATGGTTTTCGCATGGTTAAAACAAATGGGGCACATTAGAAAATTTATGATGATTGTTCCGAGTACAAATTTGGTTTTTCAAGGAAGCGATGATTTTCTGGATTATGGCATCGATAAGATTGGAAGCAAAATTCAGCAAATTGGCGGTGGATCTAAGATCAGGGAAGGATGTGATGTCGTTATAGGAACTTTTCAATCACTTGTTAAGCAGGATCCTGATTTTTTTGATGAATTTGATTTGGTCTTTGTCGATGAATGTCTATCCCCTGACTCTATTATAACTATGTCTGATGGAACTTATAAAAAAATATCGGAAGTTATTATAGGAGATTCAGTCTTAACTGTAAATGAAAAAAGCGGATTATTAGAGAAGATGGAAGTTGATTTTGTCTATGTTAATTTAAACAAAGATAAACAGATGTATGAAATCGAAACCGAATGCGGTAAGATTCTAAAGGTAACTGGAAATCATAAGATTAGATTAAAAAATGGAGAATGGAAAAAGGTGGAGGACCTTAATTATTCCGATGAGCTTTTTGATATATAACTTAAACCTCACTGTGCAAATATATGATGTCTCTAAATGAATATATCATCAAAAATTCTAGATCCTTATCTGTTCTAAATTCTGAAGAAATTAAGGATTTTGATAAAAGAGTAATCTATAATATTAAAAATATTGGATTATTTTTCATTCCTGATCATATTAAAAATGTATATGATCTTCTGATTTACTGTGATCCTAACGGAGGAAAATGTGGTTTAGTAGGTTGCGATAATAAAAAAAAGTTAAAAGCGGGAAGAAGGTGGATACTTAATGATTTCTGTGGTAGATCCTGTTCCGATTCTAATTTTTCATCCATCCAAAAGGATAATAACACATCGAAGAGAATGTCAAAAGATACAAAGGAGAATATGAAAATAAAATTATCTAGGATAGTCTCCGAAAAAATAAAATCTGGGGTTTTTACCCCAGGAGTTACTAATTCTTGGTGTCATAGTAAAATAGAAGTTTTAATAAAAGGTAAAATATTTAAAGTCAGGTCCTCATGGGAGGCTTTATTTTTTATATTGAATCCTAATTTTCTTTATGAAAATATAAGAATAGAATATTTAGATACGAGAAATAATAAAATTAGAAATTATATAGTTGATTTTTGTGATACTGAAAAAAAGGTATTATATGAAATTAAGCCATCTAATAAGGAAAAAGATTCGATCGATAAAAGAAAAGCAGCTGAAGAATGGTGTGAATATAATGGCTATTCTTTTGTTTATATTACTGAAGATTGGATTATAAGTAATTATAACCGAGATGTATTAAAATTACAACCCGAAGCTAATAAAATTTCAGAAAGAATAGAGAAGGTAATAAAGAGGATGTAAAAATGAAAATAAAAAGAATTAATAAAATCGAAAGCACTAATGATGTCTACAATCTAAGAATAAAATCAGAAGACGGATTAAATCATAACTATATAGCTAATGGGATACTAGTTAGTAATTGTCACCACACCAACAGTATGTCAATTAAGAAAATAGTTGCTAACTGCATGAAATCTAAATGGAGATATGGGTTAACTGGAACTTTAACCAAAAATGGAACTGCTGATTATTTGACAGTCCAACAATTTTTAGGTCCATTGATAGTTGAGATTCCTCCTAGCTTTTTATTTGCTAATAATTATGCTACTCCAGTAAGCATCAAGATAGTTCAGATGGACTGGCTGGATCAAGAATATAAAGATAAACTAGCAGAGCTCAAGCAGAACAATAAAAACAGTCCAACTGAAAATAAAATAGAAGGCAATGAATTTTATAACATAGAAAGAAAACTTGTTGTTGAAAGCCGTAAGAGACTTAATTTTGTTGTTGATTTCATAAATAAAACATCAAAAAACTCCTTGGTTTTATTCCAATCAGTAAAGGATGAATATGGAAAACAAATTTGGAATCTATTAAGAGAGAAAAATTCAGAGAAAGAAGTTTTTTATGTCGACGGCGAAACCAGTGAAAATCTCAGAGAAGAGTTCAAATCTAGAATGGCATCAGGTAACAATAAAATCCTGGTTGCTACATATGGAACATTCTCAACCGGAATTTCAATTAATAACCTACATAACATCTTTTTGGTCGAGTCATATAAGAGTGAAATCCTAATTAAACAAAGTTTAGGTAGGGGTATGAGAAAGATGGAAGGAAAGGATAAGGTTAATGTTATAGATTTTGTTGATGACTTTTCATCTTCAAAATATCTGAATTATCTTATGAAGCATAGTGAAGCTAGGATCCAAATTTATCAAAAAGAAGGCTTTGAGTATAAGATATTCAAAGTAAAACTTTAAATATTGGATATATAAAGAAAAAAATTCCTGATGAAACTCGAAAAATTCGAAAGCTTCACTTCGAAAATACAAGAAAGTGACTACAGATACTATGGCGGAAATACTAGTTTTAGCCGATGGCTAAGAAGGGTTGACGATAAGCTAGAATCTGAATATAAAAGAATGAAAGGTGATGGTGTAGCTACGAATGATTTTGGTATGAGAAATATGAAATTGGTTTCTGCAGCAATTCCTCTATTTGCAAGATTAATTACCAGCGGAGGTGCTGCAATAGCAGATTTCTTTTTTAAAGGAAAGAACAGATCTAAATACTCGAATATGTCTAGATCTGAACTTAAAAAACACAAAAAAGAATTTGTAGATGAGTGGGAAGAAGAAACACTCAAAGATAAGAATGTGACTGAACAAGATGCTGAGGATTTTTATAAATCAGGTGTTCTGAAAGGTAAAAAATATTTCGGCGAAAAATACAATCCAAAAAACCCAAAGGGTGAGGATGAGAAAGAATACACTGATTATTTCACATCTGCCGTCAAAAAATACTACGAAAAAATAAAATAAGCTATGCCTTCCAATATATTAAAATTTTCAGATTTTGAAAGAATTTTTGAAGGTGGTGCTGCTATAAAATCATCTCGAAGAATTCGTGAAGATGAATTCAAAAAAACCCTTGAAAGCATTCAAAATTTACTGTTCCCTATCATTGGTATAAATCCAGATAGAATTGGAGATGATTATATAGTGATTGGTAGTATAGGCAAAAAGAAAGAGCCTTCAGATACTTCAGGAGATCTTGATATTGGATACAATGGTTTAAATTTTGCAAGAGCACATGGTGTTACCTACAAAGAGTGCTCTAAAAAAATGTATGAAATTATTTCTGCAGAGTTGCCAGAGATATTGGGATATGAGGTTGAAATGAAGCTGATGTCAGGATTTAATATCTGCAGTCTGGCCTGGCCTATTGGAGGATCTCAAGAGAATGGAATGGTACAATTAGATTTAATCCCGCTATCAAATATGGATTGGGCGAAATTCATTTACTATTCTCCAGACTATAGAAATTCTGAGAGTTCTTATAA